GCCAGGTGATGCAATCCTTGATGCGTCTACGCCACCCATGGGACGTGTGCAAGCACACATCACCAAGGTGAGGCGGACCAGCAGTTTGTCTCCAAACTGCAGGAAGATGGTCTAAACAGCGTTTCCAGGCAAGGGACTCACCAAAGTGAGCCCGAACCTGGTTAGCTAAGACCATCCAGTCGAAAGGCTGCGACGGAATCTCCTTAATGTATAGAGGCCGTACGGCCTCCCCATTAAAGTAATCGCCACCACAACTCTCTCGGAAAGGACCATCAATAAAGGTTTTCTTTGGATTCGGTGTGAATCCGCAAAAACCAAGGACGACGAGCAATTCACTTGCCATTTCAGTAGGGACGATGATATCATCACCGTATACCAAAATGTCACTCCCAATGGAATGCGACTGAGAGACGTACTCATTAACCGCGGCCGCAAGGCTCAAGAAAATGAGGGTCTCTAGTTCGAAAGTGAACCCGTTACCCATACTTGAGAACTTCTCAAGAAGATACCATTTTCCCTCAACGAGGGTCTTTGGCGAGCGGAGTGAAGCAAAGGCTTCATACCACTTATGGGGCAGCAAGATCTTAACCAGATTCTTGCAAACGGTGTCGCTAGCGTTTGATAAATCGATCGTAGCCATACGGCCGGTAATTGAGCCGGCTCGTGCAACTGCACGGTGTAATGACTGCGCATGCTGGAGATCAATCCCAGCATTCCTCCTAAGGCAGCTTCTCACGAAGGAGCCCAGTCCGAGTTGGTAAAACACATTGACACTAGGTTCAATGGCGATACCACGGTTTTTTGTCGAGTCTTTTGGGACTGACGTAAACCGATTCCCGGGCACAAAAGTAGGGGGACGTTGTCTGACACTACCACCTGCACAGGCCGAAGCCCAGGCTGTGGCGGACCATGGAAATAACCATGGCCACGCGTCAGAAGTTAAGGTGGGACAGGATGACATCTTGTCGGCAATCGTTGTTAACTTGCCACGATCATCATAAGTAGCACCGGGCCCATGACGGGCCAATTCAGCAACTCGAAAGTCACTAAACTGACCCAGCCAAACGTCTATATATTTTCGCGCTAAGGCAAGGATTGCCTCAGGCGCCGGTCCATTCAACCGAGGAGGTTGAAAAACGAACGGGTATAGACG